GCGAAGAGGACGAAATACGCCCGCTGTGGCAAGTTATGCAGGGTGGGCCAGAGCGGATACATGAGCTTATAGCCGATATTGCTATAGAGCTAAACGCAGAAGACTACGGGGTACTGCCTAAGCAGTTGCCACCGATCAAGCACTATGTTGAGCTACCGGACGACATAAAGCCGCATTACAGGAAACTCGAACGCGAAGCCGTATTTGAAATGCTAGCCGATCCCGTGCTTGCGGCAAACGGCGGCGCTAAGTCTAACATGTGCTGGCAGATATGCAACGGCGCTATGTACAATACCGATGCGTACGGACAAAGAACATGGGCGGAGCTACACACCGCCAAGCTCGATAAGCTTGTGGAACTGCTAGACGAATTGGATCAACACTGTTTAATACCGTACCACTTTAACCATGACCTAGAGCGCATTACCGCTCGGTTTAAAAAAGAGGGGATACCCTATGCCGTACTTAAGGGAAGAAATACAGAGAGTATTATCAACCGCTGGAATGCAAAGCAAATACCGAACCTACTCATACACCCGCAAAGCGCTGCACATGGCCTTAATTTGCAGTTTGGCGGCCATAATCTCATTTGGTTTAGTACCGTTTGGAGCCTTGAAAGATGGTTGCAGACTATTGCAAGGCTTGCTCGCTCGGGCCAGCAGGGGGTAGTTGCCATACACGTCATAATGGCGCGAAATACGACAGATGAAGTGCGGTTTCAATCCGTGCTTGAACATGGTAGCGATATGGAGCGCTTTCGTAAGGCTCTTTTAAAGTACCAGCAGCAAATAGGTCTAGATTTGGGCAGTATGCCCACACTAAATCATGGTGCATTTGAAGGGATAGAACTATGAGTGTGTATTTTATAGACTGTGAATTTGACGGTCACGGCGGAGAGTTGTTGAGCATAGGGGTGGTACGCGACGATGGCGGTAGCATACATATACGTACCGACATAGAAGCTAAAGACGCTTGGGTGCGGGCTAATGTAGTACCCGTAATGGACTCGCACAGCGCACCAATGTCTCAATGGGTACCGCTAAATGAGGTAGGCCCGTCAATACTTCATTTTATGGGCGATGATCCGCGTCCCGTAGTTGTGGCGGATAGTCCAGTCGATATAGGTAGATTTTGTAAAGCTATATCGACCGGGGCAACAGGTGAATGGCAATCGGTATACTTTGAAAAGATGACTTTCATAGTTGAGAGCGTAGACTGCTACCCAACCGATCTTCCCGGCGCTGTTCAGCATAATGCTTGGTGGGACGCTATGGCGCTAGTAGAAGCGCTCGCGAGAAATCCGAGACTATGATGAGCTTTAAAGAGTTCATCGGAGCGTACGCTGACGGTAGTATATGGAGCGACACAACTTGGAAAGCATATTGCATCGAAGATATGACCAGTAGTAAAGCATACAAAAAAGGTATGCGATTGCTTGGACGTATGGATACTACGGCGCTTGCTGTAGAGCAGTTTGTAGCGGACTATGATTTACGGTCCGTAAATTACGCTACGCATTTACTCGGCTTATGGGCCACGTGGACTAGTGTAGCCCTTGGAGAACGACGTACTAGGCTTAAACTACGGGAGAAAGAAGATGAGTGACGTTGAAAAGACACTACAAGAACGCGGTGAGCGGTACGGTGACTTTACCGATCATGCCACAATCGCGCAGACGCTACAAGATGTAATGCGTGATGTACCGGGGTGGCGCCGTCTATCGCCAGTACAAAAGCAAGCTATGACTGTTATTGCTGATAAGCAGGCGCGTATTCTTTCCGGCGACCCTAACTACAGGGATAACTGGCACGATATACAAGGATACGCCAAGCTAGCGGAGGACCGCTGCCAAAACTTCGACCCGCGCCAAGAGAGCATGAGTTTCCACGACGCTGTTATGCCCGAGATACGGCATAGGCAGGGGCAAAGCTTTGCGGGGGCTGATATGGCAGGCGAAGCCGATAGGGTTAAAGAGCCGTACAGGTGTATACACGGAAAAGCGCTATACGATTACTGCGATCTATGCCCGTCTACGGCAGTGAAAGCCATAGCCCGCAAGAGCGACGTTCACGTCGAGCCTGACAACGGAGAAGGCGGTGCTTAGGCGGCTCTTGGCCCTGCCCTTTTGGGGCTTCTTTTGGGTGTTCATCTGGCTTGGCGTCGGCACCGCCTACCTAGCCAGCTTCATAGGAGGCCAGCCTAACCCGCTCGATGACTGAAATTCTGGCCGGAAACGGGGTCTACAGCGACGAAAGGGGCCGGGGGTGGATGACACTACCCCCGGCCCCTTCCTTTAGGCCCGCTGCAAGCGATCGATGGCCCTATTTTACCCCCTTGGGGCAGTCATGCTCGCAGACACAGACAAACTCTGAATTATGGGCCTCGACGGCGTTACGGGTGTCTGGTGTGTCCCTCACGCCATCGTACGGGATAGGTTTTGCGATACGGCAGTAGTCATTCACTACCGTTACGCGATCTGTCAAACCTGTTGCGCAAGCGCTCAGTGCGCTCAACATCAGGCACAGCGTTAGCTTGTTTCGCAAGTTCGACATTCTTTTCAACCTCCTGTACTTGCTGTACGGTTTTTTCGGCTTTACCCGCGTCAATCAGTTGCTTGTTACTGAAGTACGTCGCAATCTGACTGAATACGGATAGTAGCGCCTTTAAAAAACCAAGCACTACTTATTGTTGGATACGTACAGCCCGATCACCTTTGCAATCTTGCGTACGACGCCGAGAAAGCCTGTTGCGGTATCGGGTATAATTTTTCCGATAAACTGCGCTACGGCAATAATAACCGCAACACCTGCTGCCATTTCTGGTGTCAAGTTCATACGAACCTCCTACACTTTGCCCCCTGATTGAAAGTATGAAAGCGGATGACCTTCGGTGTACTGGAAATGGGGCATTTCCTTAAACCGCTTCCATTCGTACGCCCACTCAAAACCGTGCTTTTTAAAGATAGCGGCGATTTCGTGCCACTCAGGGGCTTTGCCGGAGAAATCCGGCTTGCCGTTTATGAGCGGGTACAGGTCGAGCGCGACCCTGTATTGGTGCATGGACTGACCGGCACGTGCGTTTGTTACTTTCGGTCCGGGCTCAGTACGCCCTTGTGCGTAAAGTGCATCCTGTTCCGCACCAGAGCGGTATGTGCAAGTCACGAGTACGTTAAGCCCTACGGCCTTGCACTCTGCTAAGGCGGCGCTGGCACGTAGCTCTACATTCGGTAACAGTTCACTAAGCAGTCGGCCCATTTTTCCCTCCAAATTTCGAACTGGCCCATTTTGAGAATATTGTATCGATACCATACGGGCCGAGATACGATGAGACCATTGCGAATGATACAGTACTTTCCCAAGGTACTTTAAACCATGCCGCAACCCCAAGTGCAATCCAGCCCATAGATACAGCAACGGGTATGTCCCATATAAGTACCCAACTGAAAGGTTTACGTTTACCTTGCTGTACTTGCACAGCATGAAACATAATTCGACCTAACATTCCAGCGCCTCCGGTCAGAACCCAAGGTATGATTTTCCCCAAATCCCAATGCTCCATATCCGCCCTCATATCCGCTCGGTTGACCCGCCCCCACCGTACCCATCGGGATTGGAAAAATCTACCTGCCATTCTGCTCGTTCATGTGGTATAGTTGGTATATCTGATACGTTTACATATTTGAAGGGGAGGCCCGTAGGGGTATCCTTTACGGCTGTTTCTTCCAATGACAACTCTCCGGTCGGGTGGAGTACGCATACTTTAACACCATCAATCTGTGCCGGATAAGCTATTCTAAGGTCTTCCATACTTAGCGCTCCACTCTGAAACTAACTCTGTCAAAGTCTACACCAGCGCCATACCCGCCAACCCATGTAGTAAGGCCGCATGAACCAGTTTGCTGATTATAATATGTAGCGCCTCTATTGTATACGGCACTTGCACCGGCGTCACCTACTGTAGCAAACGGGGCGTAGTTAGCATCCGGCATAGCTGTAGTGAAATTAACTGTATAGTTGCCAACACCGTTATCTGTAATAGAACTTACATTACCGGAACCTAATATCGTAACTGTTCCACTACCCCGAAAGAGCACCCAAGCTCTCGACATAAACAACGGGGCTGATCCAGCTATTGAAGGTATTTGGGCACTGTCTATTGTAGGCGTTTGGACACTCAGCGCATTAGCGTTTTGCGTGGCTATTGTGCCTAAGCCCAAGTTAGTGCG